CAAAGTAAAATTTGGCTACGGCGTAGAGTCCACAGCCAACACAAAGCCTGCTTCTTTTAAGTGGTTGGAGCGTTGCAACAACATCAGCGGTATTGACCTTCCCGTTGAAAATATTGATGCTTCTGCACTTGAGGATGAAGTAAGTAAATATGTTGCAGGTCGTCAGGACAGCGGCGGTGAGTGGACCGTAACCTTTAACTTCACTCCCGAGGTACAGACGCAGCTTGAAGGCATGATTAACGACTACAACACTGGCAAGGCACAGTCTACACCTTTACAGACTTGGTTTGAAGTATGGCATCCTACCATGGATAAGGCTTTCTTCGTAGTAGCTGAGCCTCCTCAGAAGCTTCCTATGCCTGAAATGGGCCAGAATGAGCTTTTGACTCTGGATGTAACCTTCACTATCGTTGAGTATAAGGGACTTAGTGCAGCAGTTGAGCCTTCGGCTATTGACGCTGTAGCAGTTACAGGCATAAGCCTTAACAAGTCCTCAACTTCTATTAGTGTAGGCAACAGCGAGACTCTGGAAGCAACCATTGAACCTTCTAACGCTACTAATCAGGATGTGCTGTGGACCACCACTGATTCTACCGTGGCTACCGTTGACCAGACTGGTAAAGTTACTGGTGTTTATGCTGGCTCAGCAGTTATCGTTGCTACTAGCAAGGACGGCGGCAAGACCGATACCTGCTCAGTAACCGTTAGCTAAAAACTTTTAGGGGAGGTATAAAAGCCTCCCCTTTCTTTTTTGAAAGGAGAGAGAAAATGAAGTTTAAAGTAAATGGAACCGAGTATGAGGGCGCAAAGTATGACTTTAATACATATTGTTCTATGGCTGAGTTAGGCGTAGATATAGATACGATATTTGCAAAGCCCTTATTGGCAGCCAGAGCTTATCTGGCAGTAAGCGGAAATATGCCTCTTGAGCAGGCAGGAGACGAACTGGAAGCGCACTTTATAGCCGGAAACACTATTAAAGAGCTTTCAGATGCACTGGCAGAGGAGTTACAGACTTCTGGTTTTTTTCAGACAATGGTGGAGAAGATGAAGGCACAGGCCGAGGAGTCGATGAAGAAGAAAGCAAGGCCCAAAAGAGGCAGGAAAGCTTTGAACGGCGAAGAAGAAAGTACAAATCCCTAAGAGATATGTATATGAATGAACTACTGCCGGATTGTTTGGCGGTGGGGATGACAGCGAATGAGTTTTGGCACAGCTATCCTAAAGAAATAAAGCCTTATTTTGAGGCTCAGAAGCGGCGCAGAAAGATGAAGGATGAAGAACAATATACTTTATACCTTTATATCTACAACGCGCTTAACACAGTATTATATAACGCATTTAAGGGTAAGGGCAAAAAAGAACAAAAGCCCTTAGAAGAACCCATGTTACAAAAATACGATAAAGAAAACAGAGAACTCACAGAGGACGAGGAGCAGGCACAAGTGGCTTTACTATTCTCTAATCTGGGAGCGATGCAGAGAAGTTTTGAGCAGGCAAAAAAAGAAGCGGGGTGAAAGTCCCCGCTTTTTTGTTTATGAGAATAACCTCGGAGGAGGATAAGTATAAATGGCTGAACTGGATTCCTTACAAATTTCGATAACCGCTGATGCGAAGAAAGCGTCTGATGCGATAGATGCGCTTGCAGAATCGCTTTTAGGATTAGGCCAGAGCATAGCGCCTGCGGCTAAAGGACTGAATGATGTTGCGACTGCGCTCGGAAGTATTACAGCATATAAAAAGGATTTGGGCGGTCTTTCAAAATCTTTTACGTCATTGTCTAAGTCATGGGCTGGCTTAACTTCGGCTACTGCGAAGGCAAATGCAGGTGTAGCACAGTTTGATGCACAGGCTCGTAGTATGGCTAATACCTTGGCTAAGGAATGGGGTATTAAGAGCAAAGCGCAGGTTGCAGAACTGACGAACGCTTTACAGGCTATGTACAATGCTGCCGGAGATACTGTCGGCGTTGGCAAGGCACTTGGCGCGGTTGAAAAGCTGATTAAGACACATTCTCAGTTTAAGATTACAGCGAATGAAAATGCTGCTGCATTACGTAAGTTTATAAATCAGTCTACTATTTCGCTGGATAAAATTATCTTAAAGAGTGAAAAGTATAAGGAAATATGGGGCAAGCTGGGCGGTAAAGTCGGACCCGGTGGCTCGTCCCCTACTGAGTTAGTAAAGGAGTTTAATAAAAACGGCGGCGGCGCTGTAGATATTTCTGGCCTTGACAGTGAAGAAAAGGTTTTGGAAAAGATAATCGCGACCTTGGCACACGCGAAAGACGAGACTTTAAGTTTTGCGGATGTAGCAAGAAATGCGTCTACATATGAGAGTGAGTTCGGTAATGTAACTACTTCACTTAATAATACGCTGGAAAATCTGGCTTATTCTGTAGGCACTACGGCTAATACCGCTTTTACTGACTTAGCTAATGCCTTTTCACAGATAAATGCAATATCTCCGCAGGCAGCACAGGACTTCCTTAAAATAGATGAAGCTGTTGAAGGACTTAGAGATACAGGTAATCCGCTTGAAGGTCTTTTAGAAGGACTTGGAGCGTTATCTAAAGTAGAGCTTTCCAGTTCATTACAGAACATAGAACATATAAAAACATCCATCGGCACGTTTGGTGGTGAGTATGCCGGACGTGCAGCAGACAATATTTCTGGAATTACAAGCGCGTTAAGCGGTATGGACGGGCTTACTATACCTGATTTTGGCGGACAGTTAGAAGCTCTTTCTGCCGGATTGTCAAGATTAGGCTATAAGAGAATTGGTAATGCTCCTGAGTATCTGAATAACATAAACATAGCGCTGGAAGGGCTTAACCATATTTCAATTTCGCCAGATTTGGTAAATGGCATCGGAAACTTGGGTAGAGCTATATACCAGTTCGGCCTTGCAAAGATGGATAAGGCAGCAACTAATATCCCTAATGTAACTAGGGCGCTTAGTGAAATGATAAGCTCCTTATCTAATATGCCACAGGTAAGTGAGAATACCTTACGTTTGGTAGAAGCTATGGGCAATATGAATGTCCATGCAAACAACCTTAACCGTTCTGTAGGTGGCCTTAATAATCGCATGAAGTTATTCTCAGGCCATGCTTACAATGCCCGGAGAGCGTCTATGTCGCTTGCACAGGCGTTTGGTAAGATGTATGCCAACTTCTTTATAGTATTCCGGCTGTTTAGACGATTTAAAGAGGATATAGACCTTGCTTCGCAGCTTACAGAGATTCAGAACGTAGTCGATGTTACTTTCGGTAACATGACTAAGAGCATGAACGACTTTGCATCGTCTGCTATTGAAACTCTTGGTATGTCTGAACTGACTGCAAAGCAAATAGGTTCTAAGTTTCAGGCTATGGGTTCTGCTATGGGCATTTCTAAGGAAATGGTCAAGGGAACTAATGACTTTGTCCAGACAGCTACGAATGGATATGCCGATGTAGCAAATAGCATGGCGGATGTAAGTATCAACCTTACACGTCTGGCTGGCGATATGGCGTCATTCTATAACCAGGACTATGCGGATGTCGCTGAGAAGTTACAGGCCGTGTTCACAGGCCAGACGAGACCATTAAGAGCCTACGGTTTGGATTTGACACAGGCTACTTTGAAAGAGTGGGCGCTTCGTAACGGCATAGAAGCCAACATAAAGACCATGACGCAGGCTGAAAAGACGTTATTACGCTATCAGTATGTAATGGCTAATACTACGGCTGCTCATGGAGACTTCATTAGGACTCAGGATACATGGGCCAATAGCGTGCGAATCGCTACTGAAAAACTGAATCAGCTTAGAATCGTTCTTGGTAAAATTGCAATCTATACCTTTAAGCCCTTGGTTCAGAGTTTTAACAAAGCTATGGACCAGATTATAAAAGGGGCACAAGGATTGTTAAATGCCCTTGGCAAGATATTCGGCTGGCAGATTGAATGGTCCGATGGTGGTGCATTACAGGACGAGGCGGATGATGCAGAAGAATTAGCTGACGGTATGGGCGATGCTGCCGATAACGCGAAGAAGTTTAAGAACTTCCTGCTTGGCATTGATGAACTGAATGTGCTGCCGGATAAGGATGGTAAAGATAAAGGTAAGGGCAGCGGCGTTGGCGGCCTTGGTGGATTATCAGATGCAATAGGTGGTTTTAATATTGTACCTGTAGAAAAAGGTTTTAACAGTATTTATGATACCCTTTACAAGCTGGGCAAGAGAATAAATGAGGTTATAAAACAACTCTTACAAAGCATAGATTGGGATAGAGTATATAAAAAGGCGCGTAGATTCGGCAGAGGGCTTGCAGAGTTTGTAAATGGGCTTTACTCCGATGCAGAAACATTCTACGAATTGGGTAAATTCTTTGCAGGTGGAGTAAATACTATTGCTCATGCTTTGGATGCTTACCATAAAGAGTTGAACGGCTATCAGAGAGGCGTAGACTTAGGCAGCCTTATTAACGGATTAACCGGGAACCTTGATTGGAATGTGATAAAGAGTGCTGCATATGAAATAGCGCACGACTTGGCACAAACGATAAATGGAGCATTATTTACGACAGACTGGAAAGCTGTAGGTGATACTATAGCGGAGGGCCTGAATACTGCGGTTAAATACTTCTATACCCTTGGCAGCGAGATAAATTGGGGGCTGGTTGGAGATAGTATAGCTGATGGAATCAATGGCTTCTTTAGCACATTCGATTTTGGAAAAGCGGCAGAAACTATCAACGCATGGGCAGAAGGAATACTTAAAGCGCTTTATAATGCGTTAGACAAGACCGATTGGAATAAAGTAGGAAAGAAGATAGGTGAATTTCTCCGCAAACTTAATGTATCGAAAATAGCAGCAGGTTTATCAAAGGTATTTGTAAAGGCATTTGCCGCAGCAGCGGATGTATTGGCTTCATCTTTCGCTCAGGCGCCTTTAGAAACAGCACTGCTTGGTGCTATAGCGCTTATTAAACCTAGTAACATAGGAATTGCCTTCTCAACATTATTTAAGTCGGCGTTCAATCTTATTGATAAGAAAGCTATAGTTGATGGTATAAAGAATCTTGTCAGTGGACTTCCTATATCGCTTCCTCAGTTGTTATTAGGAGGCGGCGCAGGTCTGGTTGAATTTGTCGCACTGAAAGATACGTTTAGAGATTTGAAGCTTGGCGTAGAGAGTTTTAGTGGGGCAATAACAAAGACAGCAACTACAGCGCTTGCAGCAGGCGGCGTAATGACAGCAGTATTCGGATTCCCGGCAGGAACCATTGCAGCCGGAGTTATAGGAATAACAGGCGCTTTAGCTGGTGCTGTAGAGGGTATGATTGAGTTACAGCGCGAAGCTGACAAGATTGAGTTAGGCAAGGTTTTGTCTAATGATGGTATTGGCATTGGAGAGTATTTCACTAATGCAGCAAATGATATGCGCAGCGCTTATGAGAACTACAACAAGATGGCTCGGGAAATCGAAAAGACTGACTTCACAGGTCTTAAATCGAACGTCCAAACTGATATGCAGGAAATAGGGCTTGCGATTGAAACACTTGGTACTAATCTTGGTGATACATCTAAGACTGTAGAAGAGAAGCTCGCAGAGTTAGAAAAGCTCTTTGAAAACTTTAAGGATGATATATCTAAGCTTTTCGCCGGGGAAATAAGCGTTATTGAGCAGGCCGCTATGAACGGATTGATTGATAATGCAGCGCAGACCTTGGCAACAGCACATAATCTTGACCTTGGAGTGCAGAAGCAAATAGACGATATCAAAGCAAAGATGGATGAAGCGACACGACTTTTCGAAGAGAACGGAAAGAACGGCGTAATGACGTATTCATATGATGAATACCAAAAAATCATGCAGAATTACTGGAATCAGTTAAATGCAATTTATTCTGCGGCAGCCGATGATGGTGTAAATAAATTAGCTGCAACTGCATCCACGATTGATTTTAGTAAATTCTTCATGGGCGAAGAAAACATAGATTCTGTCAAAGCAAGTCTTGAAGCATTTGGTGTTGTTTATCAGGATGCGATAAGTGATATGGAGACAAGCTATGATGGAATATTTGAAGCATACGCATCTTTAGGACAGCGTGCCGCTGCTTTGGGTGATAGCCCGGCAGCGCTTGAATTTGCAAACGGGATAAAAAACGCACAGGAAAAAGAAATTAAGCTTTTAAGCGAAGCGAATAACGATTATATATCAAAGATAGAAGATATTGAGAAGCAGGCATGGGCGCAGATAGGAGTAATAATATCTAATCCCGAGCATTTATCACCGCAGGATGTGCAGAATCAGGTTAACAACTATGTTAACAGTGTGCTCGTACCGTTGGAAGAGGCCATAAACACTGAGACTGAAAGAGTCGGTATAACATGGGGCAGTAGCATGAGTGGCCTTGCAGGTCAGTTGATGGATGAAATGAACGCACCGCTTGGT